CGCTGTTGTTGGACATACAGCGACCGATGAAGCCTTCTCTTGACTCGTTATTGTTCGGGATTGGCAGGGGCATTGAGGGGGTGGGTTATGGTGTTTTGGTTGACTTCGAGGAACAAGTCCGCTTGTAGGTAAATGTATTGAAGGGCCGATTTTACGCAGTCCGCACACCACCAATTCGTAGGCGGTCGTCCATGAGCCGTGAGGATGGCTTGCAGTTCACCAACCGCATCGGGTGGGAGTCGCATGGTCAGCGATGCCACATATTGATCCCAATACTTGCGATGCTTTTGGGCAATTACGAACTGGTCGGTTGTCATTTGAAGGTCCATTCCCGGATGATTATTGCGGTGGCAGATGAGGCGAGGCCGAGGATAGGGGCCAAGTACCATTGGCAGGTCGGCAGGGTCAGGGCTACTCCCATCCAAAACCCAAAGCAGGTCATACAGGAAAACGGCTTCCGCTTGGCAAATGGCAAAGCGTAAAACCACGAAGGCAGGACCCGGAACTCCACGACCGCAAGGGTAGCGAGTGCGCTAATCAGGATTGGAAAAACCAGTATATCCATTGGCTTCGATTGCGGTTTTGATTTTGGCCTTGGCCTGTTCGATGGAGTAGATGATGCTACGGTAAGGGATGCCCGTTTCTCGGCTCATCGCCTTCATATTGCCTGTCTGCATAAGCAGGTTCAGCAGTTCCTTGTCGTAGGGGAACGCTCCGTCTTTGGCCCAAGAGTCCATCTCTTGCTGGGCAATGGCCCAAAGGTCGTCAAGCAGGGAGTCGTAGTCCTTGCTTAGTTCTTGGGTTTCGGGGTCCACTTCGACCCTCTCGTCGTGATGGCGGTACTTCTTGGCAAACTGGTTGTTGTTGCCCCGGTACAGGTTCATGATCAGGCGAACGATGTAGAAGCGCAGGTAGCCTTGGACCTGCATCTTGAGAATTTTGTCGGGGTCCTTTTCAAGCAGAATCAGGACGACCTCTTGTTCGAGGTCCTTCCAAAGCGGATTACCCCCCGTAATAGTGAGGCAAGCCTTGCGGATTTCTCCGCTGCGATAAAGGTCAAGGACGATGCTCTCTGCGTTCACTCACGCAAAGATGGAAGGGGTTGTCGCTAATGTTGCAAAAAATCCCGTGTCCTGTTTAAAACCTGTGTACGCAGAAACTTGATGTCGGGCCTTGCTCTCATGTTTATCGCAAGGATTTCGAGGTTATGCATCACGGTGGCGTGGTTCCTCTTAATGATTCGCCCGATTTGGCAGTAGGTGTAGAGGTATTCCGAGTAGGCGATGTCTGCGAAGATGCTTCGAGCAAGGACCAGTTCTTGGGTCTTGACTTCGCTCAAGATATCATCGGGGCTGACTCCGACAACCTCTGCCGTGTAGCCGAGTATGGTTCGTGAGATTAGGTCCATGGTTAAAGAATTGATTCAATTAAGTTTATTCTCTCTCCTATCCATCGCATGACCGGCACGGCCATTGAGTTACCGCAAGCCTTGTATCGTGGGCCATCGGGGCATTGGTTGGCTTCCTTGTTTCGGTATGGAATCTTTGTCCAATCATCCGGGAATCCCTGCAAACGTTCGCATTCCTTGGGGGTCAGCCTTCGTATAGCCATAGGTGGCTGATGTAAACCATAATTATCACAACCGGCTCTTAGTGTAGGCGCTTGTTCAATCTCATATCCGATTCCTTTTGCCGCACTTCCTTGTGTTGGTAAAAATCCAGCAGCCTGCATAACTTTTGGCCCCGAAGTATTTGTTCCTCCAACCGCTTCGGTGATTGTCGCACTCGTTTGCCCATCAATGGATTGATTGTAAACATCCACGGCTATACAAGGCCCACTCATTTTAGCCAAATCGGTTTTAAGTGTTTGAGTGATGCCTTGGTCAACTTGTGCAGTACGCCAATCAATGGCTATCGGTTGGGCAACTGCGTGTGGCCCTTTCGCAACCAACGATGACATCGTTTCTCCTGTTTCAATCCTCGGCTCGTATTGTGCGTTCTCTCCTTGATTGAATGCTGCTCGGTCAATGACGGTTGGAGCATAAACCATATTCCCCGCTTCGTTTGAACCGCTTGGGCCTCCATATCCCTTCATCCATTTGCTTGTAACAGTAGGGCTTAAATTGCCTCCCACGCAACTTACATCGCCTGCCTCTCCAACGCTTCCTTCAGTATTGGCGGTAACTTCTTCCCTCTTTTTTCTGCTCGGTTTAGTATTCCCTTGCAGGCTTTCTCGCTCAAATAGAACCGCTGCGGCAACTCGCCAGTCTCCAAGGTAGCCGACAACAAACACTCTTCTGCGTCTTTGGGCGACTCCGAAGTATTGAGCGTCAAGAACTCTGTAGGCGAACCCATAGCCGAGTTCCCCCAACGCCCCGAGGAAGGTTCCAAAATCCCTTCCTCCGTTACTTGACAATACCCCGGGGACATTTTCCCACACGACCCACTTGGGACGGAATTTATCAGCGATTGAAAGAAAAGTAAGCATGAGGTTTCCTCTTGGGTCAGCAAGACCTTTGCGAAGTCCTGCGACGGAGAAGGATTGGCAGGGGGTTCCCCCCACGAGAAGGTCAATTGGTCGCTCATCTGCGATTGGGTTTTGGTTGATGGTTGTCATATCTCCCAAGTTAGGAACCGCTGGGAACCGGTGTTTTAATACCTCGGAGGGAAACTGCTCTATTTCGGAGAACCATTGTGGTTCCCATTCAAGGTTATGCCAAGCGACTGAGGCTGCCTCAATGCCTGAACAAACGGATCCGTACTTCATTAAAACGGGTTTGGGGGTAGTGGCATCCAATGGCTGACTTCGGTCAGGAACCAAGTTTGGTGTTCGTAGCACCAAAGGTGGCCGTTCTCAAGCCAGCCCATAAATAGATACATGTCGGTCGTGAAAATCAGGACGAGTTCACCGGGTTCCGGCAAACGATCGGAGCATTTAATCCATTCCATGACTAAGCGTTTTTGGCTTGAAGGATACGACCGAGCAGGGTCCAGTTGACGGACCACGCCTTGATGGTTTCGGATTTGTCGGGGCGGTTGCAGTTGACGCAAGCCTTGCGGATATGCAGTTGCCAGCGTCGGAAATCGATAGGTGTGGTTTTCATGGGGTTGGGGTTTGGTTGGTAAGGTTAGGCTGACTGTAATATTATTTTTGTTTTGATTTTAATTCATTATAATAATACCTCTCAGCCTCTTCTTTTGTGAATGATGGCAACTTTTTAGCCTCCTTCTCTTTATCATAATCCGATTTCTCAAAAAAGCAACCTATTACATAAATTGCCACAATTGTTAATATTACTTCCATAGTTTTAGGGTTTGGTTGGTAAGTTTATAGGCTGACGCTGGGGGAGGTTTGGTAAGAACAGAGGCTGACGATTATACCCGAATGCGTATAAATTTTGGGTTTTTCTATAAATTATATCCGATTGGGTATAGTTTCAAACAACCGATACCTCCCACACGAATCGGTCAGGGTCTTGACCTGTGGCCCGAATCCGTTGGAGCGGGATAGCACATACTCGCAGGCGTTACCCTTGGCCCGGACCTCAATCACCTTCCAAGGGCGGTCGTTGGTGCAAGCGGTCAGCAGGAGCAGCAGCAGGTATCGCATGGAACAAATCTACACAACTATTCCACACTTGCAACCTAACAGGTAGGATTTTCTTCCAATTCTATTACAAAGGCTTTGAGTATCTTAATCAAGCCATTCCTTTCGTCGTCGCCTCGGAAAACGATTTCAATCTTTTCTACTGGCTCAACCCTTGATGTGTCATCGTTCACATAGCATTCCATTGATGTTGACGCCATATCTTGAAAGGTTATAGCCACATATCCTCCGTGTCCTGCATCGCCTCCTCGATAGCCTGTATGCTCCAGAGTTGCGTTAATGATGCAAAGGCCGTTGTGTTCTAAAATTAATTTTCTCATGTTTTGGGGGTTTAGTTGTTTGGTTTAATTGGTTGTAATTACTTTTTGAAAATCCTCCACGCTTCGGATTACCTCGTATCGGTAGCCTGCCTCTTGAACGACTGACTGCCACCACTTCTGCGAGAGGGACTGCTTGCCTTTATTGGCTTTAAACTCAAGGAAGATGGCCCCTTTGTCGGATAAATAAGTCATATCGGCCACGCCAGCGGTCAGGCCAATTCCTTTGAGAAAATGACCGTTCGTTCGGTTTCGGGGGTTGTTGAGGTTCAGGAACAACCGCCCCTCTTCGTGGGGCTTTAGGAGTTTGAACAACTTGACGCAGGCTGCTTGCAGGGTGTATTCGGGTGTCATAGGGGATATTCGTTGGCTTTGGTGTAAGGCAGTTGACATTGAACTTGGGCGATTCCAAGGCTGCCGTTCCTGTTCTTTCGGAAGATGACCTCCATGAGGTCTTGCTCGGCATTCTTGTCGTGTTCGTAGGGGCGGTAAACAAAAGCGATTTTATCAGCATCAAACTCCAGTTGCCCCGTTTCTCGAAGGTCGGACATGATGGGTCGATGGTCGGCCCTGCCTTCGGTTGCCCTTGAGAGCGAAGAAACCACGACTCCGAATACCTTCTGCCTCTTGCAGATTGCTTTGAGTTGCTTGCTGATGTTGGTCATTTGCTCGATCTTGGGCTTGGGCTTGTCAATCTTAGCAGGTTCTACGAGTTGCAGGTAGTCGAGGTAAAACCCAACGATTCCGAACTTGGCCTTGAGTTTTGCTATCTCGCCCTCGATGCGGTCGAGGTTTGCTTGGTGCAGATCCACGATATACAAGGGTTTTCCCTTTAATTGATCAGCCTTTTGTGCCAAGGTCAGGTACTGCTCAGTGCTGATTCGCTCGTCGGGCTTTAGGAATGCTGCCCCGTCCATCGTTCCAAGGTTGGAAAGCATACGCTGGGTCAGTTGGTCTGCACTCATTTCCATCGTGAAGAATACGACGGGAATATCGGCCATAGCTTGATTCATTGCTATTTGCAGAGCAAGCAAGGTCTTGCCCATTGCAGGACGACCACCTACGAGGATGAACTCGGACGGCTTGAACCCCGTGCAGATGTTGTCGAGCGGGCGGATGAAGGTTTGGTAGATTTGGTCCTTGCGCCTGCCTTCCCGGACCTCGTTCATGTTGACGAGAAAGTCCTTGGCGAGTTCGTGAGCAGATGATTCGGAGGCGTTGGATTCAACGGCTTGGATGGACTGATAGCGTTGGAAGGCTTTGGGGATGTCCCGGTCATGGGCCAGTTCTTCCATGATTCTCGCCTCCTCCCTCTCTTTCCAAAGGTCGTGCAGGTCGGATGCGTAGGTCTTCCAGTTGCTGACAAGCCCTGCTTCGGGGTCGATGCCTTCAATTAGAACATGGGCTTGGCCTTGGTCTGCAAGGTACTTGTAGACGGTTACGATGTCCACCTCTCGCTCTGCTTTGTGGAGGGATTCGATAGCCCGGTAGAGCAGGACGTTGTTGCCTGTGAATAGGCGTTCCGGGATTTGGGTTAGGAGGACGGTTCGGTTCACGAACTTGTCCATAAGGCAGCCGAGCAGTTTGCGTTCAGCGGACAACTGGTAGTGGTTCATCATCGGAGTTTAGGTTTGAGTAGGCGAAGTTAGGTGTTCGTTGGATGGCTTGATCTTCCCATCGTTTGCCGTTGAGGTAGGTGGAAGGATGCGGAACGAATTGTGCAGGGGTTTCGGAGTAGAGGCGTTGAATGTTGCTGACCGCCAGTTCTTGCTCGGTCTTGGTTAGACGTAGGAAGGAACGCTTGGCTCTTGCCTTGTCGGTCTTTCTTGGGAATGTTGTCCAAAATTGGTCAAACCTCTGGTCATTCTCATTGTCCTTTCCATTGTCCTTTTCATTCTCCTTTTCATTTCCATTCTCATTATCATTTCCATTATCATTATACATTAGGTTAGCCGATGGTTCGGGTATGGT